AATACCCTTTGGAGAATGGCTACCAGATCAACCAGAGCATCTTAATCCAGGTGCTAATGTTGCAAACAATGTTTACTTTGCAAGACAATCCTACAAACGATTTCCTTCATTAGTTAATTATTCATCTAATAATATTGGTGCAGATAGTAGAGGTGCAGGTTCATTTAGAGATAACTCTAATACTGTATTTAACTTTGTTGCAACTAATACAGACTTATATCAATTAGATGGTGGAACATTTACATCAAGAAAAGGATTTTTAACTGGAACAAATACAGACTTTTGGACATTCACTCAGTTTGGCAATTATGTAATTGCAAGTAATGGTGTCGATACACCTCAATATTATTTAATGGGTACATCTACTAACTTTGCAGATTTATCTTCTATTGCAACATCAGGTACTGTTCCAACATTTAAAGTTTCAGGTGTCATTAGAGATTTTTTAGTAACTGGTAATCACACTAATAATTCAAATAGAATACAATGGTCTGGTATTAATGATATTACTACTTGGGAAAGTGGAACTAAACAATCTGACTTACAAGACTTACCTGGTTCTGGTGGACAAATAACTCATATTACTTCTGGAGAGATTTCTTATATCTTTAGACAAAACCAAATAGTTCGTATGGACTATGTGGGTGGTGCAACAGTATTTAGACTTTCAGTTATCTCACCAAATAGAGGAGCTGTTTATGGAAGAACAGTTTGCCAAGATAATCGTAGAGTATTTTTCTATGCAGACGATGGATTCTTTGAAATCAATGGTGACCAAGTAATTCCAATCGGTGCAGAAAAAGTTAATAGACATTTTGATACCGATTTGAACAAAGCATTTAGTGATAGAATATGTGCTGCTGTAGATCCATTTAACCAGTTAGCATTATGGTTATATCCTTCAGCTAGTAATACATCTAATACAACTGGTATTTGTGATAAAGTTTTAATTTATAATTATGCTACTCAAAAATGGTCAACTGCAGATGCAAGTGCTAGTACGATATTCTCACAATTCGTTGGTGCATATACAGTTGAGTTAATGGATATTATATCTCAAAACTTAGATAATATTAATATTGCTTTAGACACAGACTTTTGGAATGGTGGACAATTATTATTAGGTGCAATAGATAATAATTATAAAGCTGCTATTTTTTCAGGTACTGCAAATGAAGGTGAGATAGAAACTTCAGAATTAGAGTTGTTTCCTGGACTAAGATCGAATATAACAGGCATTAGACCAATAGTTGATGCTACAGCTTCTGTTACTATTAAAACTAGAGATAGATTAGCAGATGATGTAACTGAATCTAGCTCAGTGAGTATGAACTCTACAGGTATCAATCCAGTCAGACAATCTGGCAGATATGTTAAAATTAATGTAAAAATACCTAGTGGTGGGGTTTGGAAAGATGCTCAAGGAATTGACTTAGTTGCATCAAGAGGAGGGTTGCGATGACCGATAAAACTGATATAGATAATGTTAGATATTCAATGGAAACTCAAGAGTTCTTCCAAAGACAAATTGAAGAAGTTATTAATACATTGGTAAATGAAAAGAACCAAGAAAACAATAAAGCATATGCTTGGTTTATAGGAGATTAAAGTGGCAGGTATAAAAGATTATTCAACAACACAGATAAATAATTCAGATTTAAATGGTATCTCAGTTGCAGAAGGGATGTTACCTTCTAATCTAAACAATGCAATTAGAGCATTGATGAAAAATACTAGAGAATGGTTTAATGATTCTCAATGGGTAGAATATGGAGATGGTTCAGGTGCTTATACTGCAAGTTATGCAAGTTCTAATTCTTTCACAATTGCAGGTGTAGATGTAACTCCAATTTACCATGAAGGCAGAAGAATTAAATTAACTGCTACAACTCCAGGAACTATTTATGGAACAATTAGTTCTTCAACTTTTTCAACTAACACAACAATAACAGTTACATGGGATAGTGGTTCATTATCAAATGAAACAATAGACAATGTTTATATTGGTGCTTTATCTAAAACAAATAATTCTTTACCTACTGGTATAATTGCAACTGCTACATTAGCAGATGGTTCTGTTACTACAGTTAAGATTGCAGATAGTGCTGTTACTACTGCTAAGATAAATGATAGTGCAGTTACAACAGCTAAAATAAATGCTGATGCTGTAACAAATGCCAAGATTGCAGATGACAGTATAGACTCAGAACATTATGTAGATGGTTCAATAGACACAGCTCATATTGCAGATTCACAAATTACAACTGTTAAAATAGCTGATTCGAATGTTACAACTGCTAAACTTGCAACCAATGCTGTAACAACAACTAAAATTACAGATTCTAATGTTACAACAGCCAAGATTGCTGCAGATGCAATTGATGGAACTAAAATAGCTGATGATAGTATTAATAGTGAACATTATGTAGATGGTAGCATTGATACTGCACATATAGCTGATTCTCAAATTACAAATTCTAAAATGGCTATTAATTCTGTGGACTCAGATCAATATGTTGATGGAAGTATAGATACAGTTCACATTGGAGATAGTCAAATTACAACTGCTAAAATTAACAATGATGCAGTTACAGCAGATAAAATAGCAGATGCTGTTATTGTAACTAATGCTGAGGCTTCAGGACATACACCAGATGATACCACATTCTTTACAACATCAGCTTCTGATGGAAGATATTTTAGACAAGATAGCTCAGAAACTATAGACTCAGGTGATACTTGGTCAGCTTCAGATAGTTTTATAGCAACAACTGCAGCTATAGATGCAAGAGTTATAGACTTAGTAGATGATGTTGGTGGTTTTGTTGCAATTGCAAATGAAGATTCATTTCCTAATACAAATCCAGATATTAACGATGGTGCAGGTACAATTGTATCAATAGCTGATGCAGGAGGTATGACTTATAATACTGGTACTGGAGTTTCAACCGATGCACAAACAGTTGGTGGTTCTACTGTAACTATTAATTCTATACCAGCAGGTATTGGAAGTCCTATTGGAAATGGTTATGGAATGTTAGTTGAAACAACTACAACTTTAAATACTTATACTTTTCATAGATTAGTTCCTATTGCAACTGAGGTAACAACTGTTGCATCTATATCTTCTGATATTACAACTGTTGCTAATGATACAACTGATATTGGAACTGTCGCTACAGATTTATCTGGTTCAGATAATATTGGTACAGTCGCAACAAATATTGCTAATGTTAATTTAGTTGGTGGTTCAATAGCTAATGTTAATTTAGTTGGTGCAAATATTACTGGTGTAAATTCTTTTGCAGAACGATATAGAGTAGATAGTTCAGATCCAACTACATCTTTAGATGAAGGGGATTTAGCATTTAATACAACTGATAATAATTTAAAATTCTATAATGGAACATCTTGGACATCTATTGCACCAGGTATTTCTAATGTTGTTGATGATACAACTCCACAATTAGGTGGAGATTTAGATTTAAACTCAAGTGATATTACTGGAACAGGTAATGTAAATATAACAGGATCAATAACTTCAACTTCTTTTTCTGGAGATGGTTCTTCACTAACTTCATTAAATATTGTGACAGATACTACACCTCAATTAGGTGGAAATTTAGATTTAAACTCAAGTGATATTACTGGAACAGGAGATATTAATATAACAGGCACAATTACTGCAACTACTATAAATGGAACAATAGGAAATGTTGTTGAAGACACAACTCCACAATTAGGTGGTCAACTAGATGTTAATGGAAATGCTATTGGTAATGGTACAGAAGAATTAATTAAATTTACAGAAACTGCTAGTGCAGTTAATGAAGTAACTGTAACTAATTCTGCAACAGGTAATGCACCTGAAATTTCTGCTACTGGAGATGACACAAATATTGATTTTAAATTAACTCCAAAAGGTTCAGGAAATGTAGTTTTAGATGGATTAAAATATCCAAATGCAGATGGAACAGCAGATCAAGTTTTAAAAACAGATGGTTCTGGCAATCTTTCTTTTACAGATGTATCTGGTGGAACATCTTGGCAATCAAGTATCGTAACAGGAACAACTTTATCAGCAGTAGCTGGAAATGGTTATTGGATTGATACAACATCAAATGCT